GAAATGGACACGCCGTAAGGCTACGTCTAAATCCCATCCATAGGTGGCTGCATAGCCATAGAGTACATACGCAAGGTCTGCTATTTCCTTGAGCATGTTGTCTGGTTTATTGTCTGCACTTGCGTCACAGACTTCACCATATTCTTCTGAGATCAAAGACCAGCGAAGGGTTTCCAAACTGGCATCCTTCTGCCATTTTTGGTCTAAGGGTTGCTCCATGCGTTCAGCAAAATCACGTACCATCTCGTATGGTGTCATGTGATTAGAAACCCAGTCAGGATATACGTCATCCCAGCCCACTTGGTTCAATTCTTTTTTTTCTAAAGGTTCGGCTAGAGATGCTACGGCATCGATATCTTCTTGTGTGATCATTCTTCTAGTTCCTCAATTAAACGATCCAAGTACCAACGGCACTTCTTTAGGTCTTCAAGGCCATTCTTGTACGGCCATCTCCAGAGATATTTGAAAGCATTCTGCCAACAGTATGCAGCGTGAGGAGCAACCTTAGCTCCCTCAGACATAGCTTCCATTGCGTCAATGCATTCGATTGCGGATGAGTTGTAGTGAGGTGGCTTATTGACCATGTCTCTACGGTTGGCAGTGCCTCGTATTATGGAGGCCTGTTTCTCCATCCTAGTCATTTCACGGATAGTATCTTGCATCAGTGTAGCTTCTTCTTGAAGTCTACTACGTTACCATTCTTGTCCTTACGTCTTTCACGGACAATCTCCAGAAGCTCTTCATCAGGCTCAAAGTCAATCTCGTATTCAGCGTCATCTTCGTCATCAATGATTTCACGAAGAGTGGCTATCTCACGAAGCAGAGCGCCTTGGAAAGCAAGGGTTTCGATCTCACATTTAATCTTGTATGTAAGACCGTTAATGGCATCCAAGTAGAACATCACTTGGGCTTCTTCCATCGTAGCACTCAGATTGTGTTCAATATGAAGGTCAACGATATCGGTGTCCTGATCTATTCTAAGGTCAAGACGGATGCTATTTGCATCAATTTTTGATTTTGGCATGATTACTTTCTAGCGGTTAATTTGAAGAAATGTTCTGCATCAAGGAGCGCCAAAGGCTTCTGGCGATCCCCTTTAATAATGGCTAACGGCTGAACACCTTTAGGGCAGTTCTCCGTAGCCTGTTCCATGATTTTATAAACAGCAAATGCCTTGTTAGACTTACACTCGACTGAGTATGGAAAGCAGCGTCTAGCAGCAGGGGATAGAAGAAGGTCTTCTCCATTGGCTCCCATAGAAGTACTGCGGATATCGCCGTCTTCTAATTTGGGAAAGGTAGAGTATAATTTATCTCTAACCCACTGCTGTAATCGTCTACCCTTAGCCTTAGCACTCTGTGCCTTTATAGCCATGAGGGTAGCTCAATTATGCTATAATCACCCCATCCAGTGTCGTAGTTTTCATCTTCCTTAGCATCAGCGATGATAGCCAAGGTATGATGCATTCTAAAGGTAGCACTGTCCAAAAGATTCTCGCTGACCGTATGTATATGAGAACAGTAGGGAGCAGACTTCTCTACAGTAATGAAACTGAATGAGTTTACGTCAATATCAGCTAACTTACACACGTATAAGTAGAACGCAGCCTGAATATCGTAAGCATACTTGAAGCACTCCCTAGAAAATCCCATAGGACTGGCATCCATAGTAGTTTTTACATCATACACAGTCTTTTCAGACTCTATCAGCAAATCTGGCCTAGTCTTTAGCTGCAACCCTGTGTTTGGACAGGTAGCAAAGATACTTACTTCGTTTACCCGATCCGCATGGCGCAGTAGCTTCTTGCAGTGAGCATTTTGAAGGGTAGTCTTAGACATCTTCTTAGCAACGGCATATTCTACCTCTGTAAGAAGTACTTGATCTTCATTCAGGGATGCTTCCATGTCCACAAAAGCCTTAGAACGCTTGGTCTTTGGGCCTCGTATTACAAGGTCACGATCTTCTTCCAGAAGCAGTGCATGGACGGCTGTTCCCATAGTAAAAGCAGCAGTCTGTGAACGCTTTTCACCTTTCCAATGTGCTAGAGATTTCTTGTACACCGACTTAACGGCAGAGGACGATATACCACTGGTCGAGTGGTATACCGCATTACTCATTCCTTGGACAACGCCCATTTAAGCAACGTCTGCCTCTAGCTCATCAAGATGATCCATCAATGCCTCATCAGCCTGTGCTTCAGCCATATCCATATTGGCCTTCTTCCAAGCATCCTCGACACGTTTGTTTTCACCACTCACCAGACCACCTACAGCTTGAATGCTATCGTAGATTTCCTGCGACATTTCAAATGGTTCACCAAACTGAGGCTCAAAGTGCATTACATAGTATGTTGCACCCTTAACAGACTTCTGCTTCTCAGCTTTAAGAACACTCTCAAAATCCCAGATCATACGTTCACCCATTCGGTTCAGTACGTCATGATAAAATGGCCCATAGTTCTTACGCTTTAATGAAAGAACACATGGTTGATTTTCTATGGTGCGTTCCTCACCATTAGCAGTCTTACCAGTATACGATACAATACCACGCACGATACGGTATCGGTCAATGCCCAAATACTTCTCACGCTCTTTCTCAGTAAAGTTTTTAGACTGCTCATATGTTGGCATATTGCAGTTATACCCGCCCAACATATCACGGCCTTCATCCTTTGCGTATTGTAGCAAGATAGATTTATTAATAAGACCTTGCTCACCCCAGTGTTGATACTGGATGTGATTACTCAGTGCCCGTAATCTAACGCCTTCTTTAGCGTAGACACGATCACCAACAGGAGTATTCAAAAAGAATGATCCCAAGGGGATTTGCACCCCATTAGCGTCTTCACCCTGTGAATTTATCTTCAGAGTCGGGATGCTTGGTCCTTTGCTACCTGTTTGTGCAGCGCCTAATGTAGAAGCGATATCTGCAAGGCTCAGGTCGCCTTCTTTAACAACTAAGTCAGTCATCTATGTTTCCTTAAAAGTGAGCTTTCATTGTACCGCAACTAGGTGGCAGTAGTCAACTCTAATTCGTGTTGATCAAGCCAATTAGTTCCAGCACTTATTTCGATATCGAAGGGCACAACTGACTTGTAGTTGAACCGTTCTAACATCTCTTCATCTATACCCGTCATGGCTATATGTAGTAGTTCTTTTACCTTTTCTAACTCATCCTTGTGGCAATCAACCACAATACTGTCGTGGACTGTTAAGATTAATTTACTCCTAAGTTTGTTCTCTCTGAACAGCTTAAGAGCGCGGATACAGGCCAATGGTACACAGTCTCCTGTGGCAAAGCCTTGTATAGGGTAATTAACGATCTGAGTGGCATTCGTTACTCTACCATTTCTGGTACGAACAACATTAGGCCAGAAGTATTGCCGCCCACTAGGAACTTGAACAATACCATTCTTAAGAACACCTGTCATAAGACGATCTTGGTAGCTCTTAAGACCCTCGTAGATGTTGAAGAACTCAGCGAAGTACGTTTGTACGTGAGGCGGCTCTAAGGCACCCTGACCGCCGTATAGCGGAGCGAAAGAGTACTGCTTCGCCGCCTGTCTATCATCTTTACTGACTTCAGACGGATCACACTGATTGATGATAGAAGCAGTCTGCTTATGTATATCTTTACCGCCAAGTATGTCAGCAATGATCTGACTATCCCTACTTAATTCCCCAGCCATTCTAAATTCTAGGCCAGAGAAGTCTGCCTCAACAACCAGACCGTCATTTTTGAACCTAGATACGATAGCCTTCCGCACGGGAAAGCCTCTCTTAGGCTGGTTTTGCAGATTGGGATTACTACTACTTAATCTACCAGTGGCAGTGATGCATTGGTTGAAATTAGCGTGTAGAAGACCAGTAGACCGCGTACCTATCTGTATACCCTTAACAAAACTATCAAGGTAGGTGCTAATAGCATTCAAGCGACTGATCTTGGTCAGGAACTCTACCGCAATAGCGTTACCCTTGCCCTCAGCCTGTTGTACAAGCATCTTAATAGTGTTCTTGTCAGTCTTAAAGCCGTTGATAGAGGCATAGTAGGGTGACTTAGGAGTCATCTTAAGACCAGCAGTCTCCCCAGTAGCAACGTATATAGCCCCAGCACCTGAACATACCTTACACTTGGTCCTGTTCTTATACGGATCACCTTGAACCCGGTACTTCTTACCAAGTTTAACCTTTGTGACTTGCTTATACTTCTGAATCGATCCTCTACCGTCACAGTCTGGGCACTTCCTAGCCATTGTCTTTTGAACAACCGCTGTGGTTGATCTAACAGCAGCAGAGAACTCCCGTGGCTTCATGCGAGGTGGCATCAAAGACTTACCCGCAGCATTAGTACCTATGTTGAACGTCTGTTGATGGGCATCCCTGTTAGTAACCTCACGCGAGTAGACAACCTTAGTCATGTCTGCACCGCTATTTAAATTAATAGGTGTATCGCCCATGACTTCTTCAACTATCTCGTACAGACGCTTAATCAGTTCGTTCTTCTCAGTCTCGAACTGTAGCTCAACCTCTTCAAGTTTATCCAGATCAATAGCTGTACCATTGCGCTCTATCTCTACCAAGAACATGAGCATCTCGTTCATCAGATCAACTACAGGAATAAGAGACTTGTTCTCTTCCTTCTCGTAATCTTCCATCTGAGCAACATACAACTCAGCCGTTGTGCGGATATCAGCTTCCAGATACTCCAGCATAGTGCCAACAGGCATCTCTTCAAAGCCAGTGCCCGACTTGAACAGTTCATCCACCAGATCAGACTTCTTCAGGTTCTTCAGCTTACGCCGGATGCCACATTCCTTGAGCGACAGTGGACGCCTTTGTCCTTTAGACAGAAGATACTCGCCTATCATAGTGCAGTAAACGTGTTCAGGAATACGGAATCCCATCTCTAACAGCCATATAACATCAAACTTACCGTTATGGCACACAAGCATAGATGCCTGATCTAATGCATCCTGAAGCATCTCATGCTCATCCGGCTCTATGACATCATGGTGAAAGTATACATCCTTATGGACAGTCATTTCACCGTCAAAGTTCAGGAACCCATATCCCGCAGCAACACACTTGTTTATTTTATTAAACGGGCTGTTGTCTATCTTGCCATCATATCTCTCGACGCTGGTTTCGAGGTCTAGTACAAGTATTTTACTATGGTTCTTATACAACATAGCGGCTCACTTCTGGCTCCATCATGCACGGGATAGTTCCATGATAGCCGGAAAGCTTATTCTTCATAACAGTTAGGAATCGGCTGTTGTCTGGCCCATCTTCCTCTCCGCTGTTCAACTTACCAATGCCAATTATCAGGTCAGCTTCAGCAGCCTTACCAACACGGCTACCTTCCATCATAGTCATAGTCAGTCTGGTACGGTTCTCAGCTTCAGCAGAAGCCTGTGATACACCGATCAATGCACAGTCATGCTTCTTAGCAGTCTCACGTAGCCGTCTATACAGTTCCCTCAACCTCTCATGCCCAGCATTGAAGTTACCAGCAACAGCCAACTTGTCTGCCTGATCCACTATAACAATGTCAGGATTAACCTTGGCTATGTAGCTTTCCATCTTCTGAATATCCCACTCTTGGACATCCTTCATGATCAGATTGTCTTTAATACCGGAGTAACGGGCAACCGCAGCAACAGGATCAAATTCTATTTCTGGGCGCGTAAGACCAGTGTATGATTGTATGGCGCGTAACTTAGTACGCTTGGTGCTTTCTTCATTACCCAAGTATAATACCTTAGCACCTTGTTGGCAGAATCCCCCCGGTGCAGCACACAGAGACACGATGAAAGCAGACTTCCCAGTCTCAGGACAGGCAAACACTACAGCAAATTCACCACCACCAATGCCATATACGTGACGGCTCAGGGTTTCAATATTGAACTGCCATCTGTTTTCATCCGATGTTACAGCCAATAGCTCGTAGATATCATCCGTTGTTGGCTCACCAAAGTCATCAGGTAGGTAGCCCTCAGCTACACGATCCAGAAGCATATTCAATTCATCCATTGCTTCTATTGTACCTTCAGACATACGGATGCCAAGATTGGCAATGTCCAAACCAACGTGCTGCCGCCATAGGTTTTCTATGACATCCTTAGCAATCTCAGGTTTTATGTCTTCTGCATTGGCAGTAGCATTGATTGTATCTTCAATCTCCGCAGTCCAAGCAGTAGTCGATGTCGGGTTGGTAGACTTCCAGAATGCAAACAACTCCAGTGGAGTTATATCCTGAGAGAACTTCTCATGCGATGCAATGATTGTCTCGTAAAGTTCTTTAAGGTTATCCTCGAATAGGGATGCCCGTAGCTTGGACTTATTCTGCTCGAAGAAGTCGTGGTTCAAGCAGTTTTTGAGTAGTGAATGATCCATGTAGTAAATCCTATAGTTGGCACTTTATAGAGTGGGTAGTGTACCACCGTCAAGGAAATAAAAAAAGCCCCCAATTGGATGGAGGCTTAAAAAATTTTGGTATATAAAATATACTTTAGGCTAGTTGCTGCGGAACTTCATCTTGGAGATATCAGGGGCTGCATTGCCGCGTCTTTCACGCATCTCTATTTGATAGTGAACCACTCTCTTGTTGCCAGAAATTAAATTCTTAATGGCACTCTCTAGCTTTGCTTCTTCTTCAGCAGCTTCTTTGAAGCCGCCTTCGACATCGTAATCTAGTAGACATATAGCTCGTACTTTCACGCCTATACTCCTTATAATAATTAATTTTTAAAATGAATTAGGTTTAATTAAATTATATTTTAGGTGGACCCAAAATAGTGTTACACCAATTCGTTACAGGAATGCCAAAAAATCCAACCGCACTGAACGTATTCATTTTAGTCCCCCTTAATTAATTGGTAGATTTTATCAATACTCATGTGCTTCAAATCTACCTTAGTTAACCTTGTTTTAAGACATTTATCTATTCGTCTCATTTGCGATATAGACTTGAGTGCAGCGTCTTTGTCAAGAACTAAGTATCTTTCCGGGTATTTACTCAGTGTCTTCTTAATGCCGGAAGTGATTGTAGTACCTAACAATGCAATGCCTACCAGACCGTCCACTCTACTAACTGAACAGGCAGATGGAGTATCTTCGACTAGTACAGCTATATTACCCAAGCCTACAGAGATGCCGTCAGGGAGTTTCCCGTAGCTTATCCACTTAGGTCCATACTTACTAAGTGCGCGTCCTACTGCTCCATGAGAACCTCTATTATAGAATAATACTCTATCCTCAGCCGGAGCATACTTAACCTTGATCCACTTCTTCTGATGAGCTTCAAGGCTACTAACCGACTTCAAGTATTCTATTGCTGGTGGATGATTCTCTACAGCAGTCACGATCTCTGGTATAGGTCTACCATTCGATCTATCCCTAGCCACATTGCTGAGATAGTCTTTGACTGATTGCTTACCACGATTGCCGTGATGTACTCCCTTGCCGTTACATGATGCGCGGTAGCAGTACCATAGAAGTTTACCGTCTAGCTTAGACAGAGCCAACTTCTTCTCACCGTAGCAGAATGGACAGGTAATTACTTTTGTATCACCTTCCTTAATAGGAATAGCCTTTATGATATCTAACTGTTCTTGGTAGGTCATTTGAGTAGTCCTATGCTATACTGCCCCCGAAAGGCGCAGCCCTATTTTATATAGCTCGTTGTTTATGTCAACACTTAGTAGAGAGTTATTTTAGCCAATTTACGGTCACAGTCATTTATGCAAAACTCTTGTAACCTATTGATTTTAAACGATACCTGTTAATCAATTGGTCGTAGGTTCGATCCCTACCGCCGGAGCCATATATAACAAAATCAATAACTTACGGTATTTTTTCTAGGTAAATGGCATGGCATATTGCTAAGTGGCACCGTGCCATTTG